CTGACCTGGAATGGGAAGACAAAACAATGGCTGAGGCAGAAACGGACATCGTAACCGTGCAGATGTGGAAAACGCCGACCGGCACTCCAGCAGTTTACCCGGCGAAAAAATACCTTGTGTCCATCGCCGTGGAAAGCATTGGGGATGAAGCGTTAAAGCCGGTCAAGTATTCGGTAAAAGCAGGCGTACGCGGTGATGCGATCATGGGCACTTTTGACCCGGAAGCAAAGACATTCACGGCCACACCCGCTCCATAAAAACTAGAGGGGCTGCTCAGTAAAAGGGTGGCCCCAGAAGGATTCTGAAATGACTATCAAAATGGAATCGTTTGATGTTGAGCAGGATTACATCGTAAAGATGTGCTTTAAAAACGATGAGGAGAGGTGGTTTTCATTCAACCCCTATGACTTGCTCTTTTATACGCGCCTGAAGAATTTCATGAGCTCGTTTGAAGAGAAAAAACAGAATTTGAAAATCAATGGGGAAGCTATTCCGGCTAATCTAAGTGCCTCAGACGATACTGAGCAGGGACTGGCATTCTTCAATGTATTGGAGGATTTGGCAGAGTATTGCATTGGACAGGTAGATATGTTATTAGGCCATGGCACCTATAAACGGGTGTTTGGCAATGAGTTCGACCTATTGGTTTTCGGGAAGTGGCTGCAATTCATCTACAACCGGGTGAGCAAGGTGCGCTTTGACAAAGTTGAAAGCGCTCTGAAGAAAAAGGCTGCCGGCAAGGTTATGAGCTGATGCCTAACTTTCTGATTGAGCAGTTTCCAGAAGCGATCGAGATCAATGGTGTTGCTTACGCAGTGAACACCGATTATCGCGTGGGGCTGCAAATCATGGAGGATATGGAAAACCCCGAATGGTCGCGCGACGAGCTGAATTTCATTGTGCTGAATCGGCTGTATAAAAACCCGCCCCAAGACTCGGATGATTTTTTGGCGGCTATCGAAAAGGGGATGAAGTACTTGAATGGCGGTGAGATGCCTTCCGGCAGCACAGAGGGAAAGCCCCGGCTGTATTCCTTCAAGAAGGATGCTGCTCTGATCTACTCAGCATTCAACCAAACGCATGGGATCGACCTACAAAAGGAGGAGATGCATTGGTGGCGGTTCCAGGCACTGTTTATGGACCTGGGAGCTGACACGGCATTCATGAGCCTGGTGAACCTGCGCCGTCGTCATACTGAGGGAAAGCTTTTTGATGAAGAAAAGAAGCTGATTTCCAGCATGGGCTCTGCTTTCTATTTGGAGGCCACTGAGATCTGGGATGAGCCAGATGAAGATGAAATTGCCTTCGTAAACCTTTTACCAGAGGAAGACCGGAAACGCTACTGGGAAGGGAGGAATGGCTAATGGTTTGGGATGGAAGCATTCGCATTAATACCCGGTTGGATGGCAAAGGTTTTGATGAAGGGCTGAACGGGATCAGCAGGAGCTTGAGAGGAATAGCCTCGGTGATTGGGGTTACTTTTGGCGTGGCGGCGATTGTGAACTTTAGCAAGAGCAGTGTTCAGGCTGCCGCTCGTACGGAATCGGCATGGGCAGGTTTGGGCTTCGTTTTGGAGGCTAATAACCGTTCCATAGTACAAGCACGCAAGTTCCTGGAAGAATACACTGTGGACGGCCTGGTGCCGCTTACAAGCGCAGTAGCGGCCTATCAGAACCTGGTTCAGCGCGGGTATGAGACCGACCAAATAGAGCAAATGCTCAATTTTATGAAAGACGCCGCTTCATTCGCCCGGCAAGGGCAGTTTAGCATGGGTGAAGCCATCGAGAAAACCACCCAGGGTTTGCGGATGGAGAATTCCCTGCTGACCGATAGTGTGGGTATCCAGACGAACGTGGCTAAGATGTGGGCTCAGTATGCCGCTGAGATTGGAACCACGGCCAACAACCTTACGCTTGCTCAAAAACGCCAGGCGGAATTCAATGGCTTCATGCGGGAAGGTGGCGTGTTTGCGGGGGCGGCGCAGCAATACCTGAATACTTACTCAGGGCGGATTGCTCAACTTTCGGCGATGTTTATCAACCTGCGGGTGGCGGTAGGAAATGCGACCATCCCCGTGATCAACGCGCTTTTACCGACCATCATCAATATGATGACCTGGATGACGCGGCTATTCAATATTGCCGGTAGGGTAATGAACCTGCTTTTCGGCACGAACGTTGGCACACGGGAACTTGAAGCCCAAGCCCAGGCAACCCAGGAAACGGCTGATGCACAAGGGGAACTTGTCGATAATACTGAGCGCGCGGATAAAGCAGCCCAAAAAGCTTTGGCAAGTTTTGACCGGTTTAATGTATTGGCGCAAGGAGGGGAGGGTGGAAGTGCAGTAATAATGCCCATTCTCGAACCTCCGGAGACACCAGGGCAGGCTGAGAGCGCCTTTACCGTGCAATTGGATGAATTGGAGCGGAAAGTTGAAAAATTCAAGCAGGAATTGGCCGATCTATTCAGGCCGGCACAGATAAGTTTCGCCAACCTGTTGATTGCCCTTGAGCCTCTGAAATCATTCTCCGCCACAGGGCTGGAAAACTTTTACCAACGCTTTCTGCTGCCGGTGGCCACCTGGACCATAACAGATGCCTTGCCCCAGTTTTTGGCAACGACTGCTGTGGCTGTTGAAAAAGTGGACTGGGAAGGATTACTGGACTCTTTGGATAATTTGTGGATTGCCCTCGCACCGTTTGCCGAAAATGTAGGAACC